TGGAACATATAATCAGACCATAAATGCCACCACATTAGATATATCTAATTTAACTTATTTAAATGCGTATTGGGCGAATTCCACGAGAAGCGGAAGCATGAGTGGTTGGACATTTAACACTGGTATGACATTTTTTCAAGTATATACTAACACCCCAATGGGGGGTGATTTAAGTAATTGGGATATTAGTGGTACTCAAATGGAACGACTTTATCTCGCTAATTTCGGGTATGGTAGCAACTGTATAAGTGGAGACGTATTTTTTGATGGGTATCCAGACACATTGCAGTATCTATGTCTTTTTGGTACGGAGCACATTACCAGTATGTATGGTGATTTCTCGAATGCTACGAACATACAACAAATATGTGGCTATAGGATGTGTGCATTATCTGGTGATGTCACAACATGGAACATTCCGTCAGGTGTAACAAGTTTCGGTTTATATGATAGTCAATTATGTGGTGACCTCACTCAATTAAATCTTCCTAATTTAAATCAAGTTAATTTGGTTCGTTCAAATTTTACTGGCAATATTTCTGGCATAACAATGGGTTCGGGTTCAACATCAATATATCTTCATGATAATAATTTAACTGGAGAACTCAGCACCTATCCATACGAACCCACAAATTTATGTATTGGGGGTAATTCGGGTATAACTCTGAATTTATCGTCAACATACGCACCAGATATTCGTAACATAAACATATACGGTATAGGGGAAGTTAGTGGAGATTTCCAGAATTTCGATACGACAAATGTCACATGCCTACAATTTGGTGGTTGTCCTAATTTCTGTGGTAATATTACAGCCACAAATTTTGATAAGCTCGATATAAGTAATTTAACTTGTTTTGGTCTCCAATATTCGAATCTTTCTGGGGATTATAGTGGATTTCTTACTGGGACTACATCATTGAGTCGTGTTGTTTTAGGATTTAACTCAGGATTTAGTGCGGATACAACCAATTGGAATCTTGATAACGTAAATTATTTTTATGGTCAGGGGATGCCTCATCTAAGGGGCGCATTAAGTATTGCTGAACCCGCTACGCTAAGAGCGGGAGGTAATTGTATTAGCAGCAATATCGAAACCGATTTTGATTTCAGTACATGTGCTTATTGGATTGAACTTTATGATACCTGTATAACGGGTCATTTATCTGGAGTTACGCTTGCCAATAACATATATCAATTTCGTGTTTATAGTACTGATTTATGTGGTAGTAATGAGTTTGCGAATTACTTATTTGAAAATAGAAAAAATTGGAGCAGAAATTATTCGAATATTAATTTTCAAAATATTCAAGACACTCCAACTGGTACATATCAATTAGGTGATTTGGGTACGTGGAGTGGAAGTGAATGGGATTTAACCGAGGAACAAGTCAATAATCTTGCTGCTGGTACTGATTATGATGGCTTGGGAACTAATACGGCTTGGACAAGCAGGGAAAAGGTATGGTGGACTGAATGCGCAAAATGCCCGGGTGGGACAGTTTTAAGATATTGCATAATTGGTATTAGTCTTTAAAATATAATTGAATAACGAAACTATTTATAAATGATATGGCATTACAAAAAGATTTTTATGACAGACGAACTGACACAACTTATCCCGATAGTTATTGGAAAATAGCTGTTGATGAAGGTATTACGGGTGGTAAAACCCTGTTATATGTTAAGATGATGTGTTACGAGAATCGGGAACACGCTGACACCAATACCGATGAAATAACGCAACTGGATTTCGAATTCAGACCTGATTTGGGAACTGTTGATGATTTTCTTGCACAAGCCTATGAGTTTATTAAGGAATCACCATTCTTTGAAGACGCAATTGATGTATAATAAATAAAAATAAAAAACAGAATAAATGGCAACTAAGAAATCAATATTTATTAATGAGGCGGGTTTCGCTGAAAGTACGGGTAGTACGTATACACTTAATTCTCCTGCTACTTGTGAGGTGGGTGGTGTAACGCCCGGGTATGTTTTAACGGGAAAAACACTTGCATGTATTATTCAGGATGCTTTCGCACCATATATTGTGCCGACTTTCAGTGCATTTAATGTGGCACTGGATGATGAGCCATTTGAGGTTGGGTGTGTACTAAGTGGAAACAAGACATTTAGTTGGAGCACGACAACGGGTGCGAATGTTGCAAGCGGTAGTGTGGGAATTCGTAAAATAGCGGGAAGTGATGCAGGTGCAGTAGTTGGTACTGGTTTTGATGCGGGTGATAGTCCTCAGAGTCTGGGCATTTGTACTATAACAGACAGCACGCCAACCACACACACATGGCAAATCACGGGATGCAGTACACAAGATGACAGCTTTAGTAGAAATAATAGTGAATGCAGTATCTATCCATATTATTGGGGTGTTGAGACCTGTGGTAGTAGACCAGCAGTTACCAATGACCTCGTAACTGGTGGAACTAAGGTAATTGCTGCTGTTGGTAGTTCAGTAACTGTTGATTTCAATAATGTGGGTCAATGGACGTGGTTTGCAATGCCAGCGACATATGCTTCGAGAACCAAATGGATTAGTGGTGCAGCACCGAACTGTGGTGATATTAATGTTTTACCAACAGATAAATATCCAGACGAATGTTCGATTTCAATATCATCGGGACAAGGGTGTTGGTCAAGCGTAAATTATAAGGTATATATGAGCGGTTCAGCGAGTACGGATGCTTTACCGATTTGCTTTAGAACATATTAAAAAAACAGATAAAAAATGGCAATTTCATTAGGTGACAACATAAAATTAGGATTGGGTCTACCAAACGATGCGAGGTATTATAATACCACCACAAATAAACCTTGGACAGGCGTAACTGAGGTAAATGCTGCGCTTCTTGGTGGTGCTGGTGGTGTAAGATATACTGGACTCACCGTTAATATTGGCGGTACGGAATACTGGTATAGAGACGGTATCGAAGACGGTGACCTTATCGAAAAGGAAACTGGTGGTGGAACGATTACTGGTGGCACAAACGGTTTATGTACAGCAGGAGCGGATATTGCTCTTGGCGGGACATTAACGGGAAACACATGTGTGGGTCTCGGAAATAATATATTCTGCATTCATGACTCCAATGCTGATGGACTTTATGTTTCGAATCAGGGATTCAGTGCGGATATCTGTAACACCACGAGTTTCATCACGATGACCAGTGGTGAAACCTATATCTGGTCAGAAAATCCAAATAGCAGTTGTGCCGAAGTCATTTTATTGGATAACGACAACGCCTGTATTGCTATGGAATACGATAACATGATATTCTGTGGTAAAGGTAATCAACCCGCACGTTATCTTGCGGATTACAGCGCAAATATCAGTTGTCTTTCTATTCCCCATGCTGGATGGGTAACGGGTCAAACTGGTGGTGGACTTAGCATGAGCGGTTCAACTGTCGGTGGACTCACAACCTACGTGGATGCCAATACTATTTGTGCACGCAGTGGTTTAACATTTAATGGTAGTATATTAACCGTTAATGGGTGTGTGGGAGCAGACTCTTACTTCTACTCTACAGACACATCGCTATTTTTAGGGACAACAGGAGCAGGTGCAGTATATATTAGACCAAGTGGTTGTCTTTCTGCATCAAACCAATCTGTATTTACACCAACGTTAGCCACTCTTGGTACTAATACAATAATAAATGGTGACTTAACTGTTACAGGTAAAACAACAACAAAAACATTCCAATTAACAACAGGTGCTGCTGCTGGTTGTGTTCTGACTTCAGATGCAAGCGGTAATGCCACATGGGAAACTCCTTCGGGGGGTGGGGTTGCCGTAAGCGGAACAACAGATAATGCCCTGACAACATATATAAATGCCAGTGGTGATTTATGTGCGAATCCGAATTTAACTTATTCGAGTGAGAATTTAAGCATTCAGGGCAGCATGAATTTATGTGCTACTGCTGACCAAACAAGATACATTCAACTCGGACAGGGTAGAACTGGTACTGGTTACACATATATTGATTTTGTCGGTGATGATACATACACAGACTATGGTTTTAGGATGATTAGAGATAACACAGGTCCAAATGCCGATTCTAAGATTTGTCATAGGGGTACTGGCACATTAACATTAGCAACCATTGACACTGCCGATATCTGCTTATGTACTCCAAGTGCTGCGGTGAAAACCGATTGTTTTAGAGTTACTGAAGGCGGTACGGAATGGTATCCCACAAGTGGTGCTGTCGCTAAAATCGAAACCCATAGTAATTGTTATGGTTTAATAGTATATGGAAATACTGGTAGTACAACAACAAATGTTGCTGCCTATGTCCTTAATAGAGGTGGTACAACAGATGGTGGAAATTGGGGTCTTATTGCGAATGCATCATACAATGGAAGTTCGGGGTCTGGTCGTTCTCACGGTGTTGTGGGTTATGCTGGTGGTAAGACTCCGAGATATAATTATGGTGTAATTGGTTTCCTATGTGGAACACAAGACGGTGCTGGTGTTGTGGGTACTACTGCTGGTAACTGGACATCAACACTTGAATTGGGTTGTTGGGCGGTTTATTCTGATGGTCCGTCCTATACGAAAAGCACTGCACGATTTGATGGCGTAATTGAGAGTTGTTCTTCCGCTCTTCAATCGGTTAGAATTCAAGCGGGGAGTTATTATACTGCTTATGATTGCAGTGGAAGCCTTAACAGAATGATGGGAATGGCATCTGGTTCTGACTTGATGACGTTCGGCTCAATTGAAAACACTTCCGCACCAATTTGCATTTATGTGGGCGGTGGTTACAAACATGAATTCTGTCCAAATGGTGCAGTGGATATGTACGGTCCGTTGACTATGACAAATGGCGATATTATTTTCTCACAAGGTGCGGAAAGAACGATTTGTGTTGCTGAAGCCACTGATGGTGGAAATGGCGATACTTTGAATATTTTTGCGGGTAAGGGTGATAGTGATTCAACGCCCGGTTATGGTGGATGCCTACGCCTTTTAGGTGGTGACGGTGGTTGTCATACTGCTGGTGGTACGGGTGGTGCTGGTTGCTATGTATTTGTTCGTGGTGGTGATGGTGGTGCTGCAAGCGGTACTGGTACTGGTGGAGTAGGTGGACGTGCGATTATTCGTGGTGGTGCTGGTGGAAATGCATATACTGGTGGTGCTGGTGGTGATGCACAGATTTGCGGTGGTGCCGGGTACGCTGGTTTCACTACTGGTAATGGTGGAAATGTTACGATTTGTAGTGGTGCGGGTACTACAGATGGTTGTGTTGAAATCTATCACGATACCACAAAAAGACTTGAAACCACAACATATGGAACTCTCACAACAGGAATTTCTTGTGTAACTGATGATTTAATTGTGGGAGACGATATATGCGCACCAAGTTCATTTAGTATTATATGTGGTTATTATTTTCGTGGTACTTATGCATGTATTGACTATGTTCAGTGTGCGTTTGCGGTAAGAATATGCACCACATCTACAGGGTATCGTTTTTGTGCACAATCTGGTTGTGGTTGTGCTGTGGATTGGGTTGCGACTTCAGATTGTAGAATGAAAAAGAACATCGTACCGATTTCAAGCGCATTATCAACAGTTGATTGCCTTTGTGGTGTTTGTTATGAATTTTGTGAGGACGGTACTCCCGATATGGGTCTTATTGCACAAGATGTTGAAAAAGTAGAACCAAGACTTGTAAGCACGGGTGAAGCAAGTGAACATCATAAAGAAAAATATGGAATTGAAGACAAAACCTATGGTTTGAAATACGATAAATTCGCTGGGTTATTTGTTGAAGCCATTAAAGAATTAAAACAGCAGAACCAGTGTCTGCAAACACAAATAAATGCATTAAGAGAAAAATTAAATACATAAGATATGGCAAAAATAGATTTAATGACGATATCTGGTTTAACGGCAAGCGATGGGAGTATTGTTGCAAGCGGTGCTACACTGAAAATGGATGCCGAATTTCAGGCTGGAAGTACTGTGGTGAGAGTTACCCCAAGACTCTATAGAAACCGAGAATTGTTTGAGAGCGGATATACGCAGATATGGATGTCGGAAGACATTCTACCCAATGATTTTGAAATCAATTTCTCTGAAGAAGAGTTCTATTCGTTAACTCCGCTTCAATTATATCAGGAAGTCGGGAATTGGCTGAATAATTTTATTGGTGGAGTATATTTTGAATTAAAAATAATTGATGAATAATAATTGATAGTAAATGGCACTTCCAACAAGTGGTAGTTTAAGTATAAAAAATGCAGCAGGAAATGACCGCAGTATTGCGTATTGTGTTGATGGTAATATTACTGGTAATAAGAGTTTGCTTTCATTAAGTACGACTGCTGGGGTTAACGGTTGTATAAGAGCATTCTATGGTTTTGCTGGTGTGGGAAGCATTGCTGTTTCTTTATCACCAACAACAAATTCTTCTGGACAAATTGCAATTAATACCTTAACTGCCAGTGGTGCATGGACAGCGAGTAAGATTTCTGACCCCGATAGTATAGTACAATCATTTACCAGTTCGGGTTCTGGTAGTCAAAAAATTACTGCGGGTCTTACGGGTTTAATTAATCCCTTTTCTACCAGAAGCGCAACTATAAGATATTGCTTAACATCAAATCCATCAATAACAGATGATTGGGTCATAGTAATTCCAGACGGACAATAATTGAAATTATGAAAATAACTGAAAAAGAATGTATGGAATGTGGATTGTGTTGTTGGTTTGACCCCGAAACTATAGCGGGAAACAAAGAAGCGTTAATTAAAGAAGACGGTTTCTGTCTTCATCATGAGAAAGGTAGAGGTTGTAAAATATATGAAAACAGACCACAGGCGTGTCGGGATTATGAAAGAGGGGGTGAGTGGTGTTTGGAAAGAAGAAAATTAAAAAACAAGATATTAAAAAAATAGAAAATGAGTAGGTCAAATATTAATTTGGTGGGTAATGCCACAGAAGGTCAGAATGTCGGTACTGGTATTGACGTATATAAAGGCAAGACCGTGGGAAATATCTTGCAATTCAAGACATTATCTCCTACAGGTAGTACCATATCTATTACTTGTGACGACAACAACATATATTTCTCCGCAGCAACAGGTGGGGGTGGTTCAATATCTGGAACTCCTGACCGTGTGGCGAAGTTTAATTCTGGTGGTAATGGTGTTGAAGACAGTGCAATTGCTGATGAAACAGGAAAAATAAGTTTGCTTAATAACATGGTCGTTGTTGGTGATACAGGTAATACAACAATTCAAAAAATTCAAGCACCCAACACCACATCAACACTGGGACAATCATTAATTATAAGAGGTGGGTGTGTTGAGGGCAGTACATGTTTAGATGGTCAGTTGTATTTAGACCCCGGGAGAGGGTCAACAACCAGATTTCTTAATATCGGGTCATGTGATAACGATGACACAATAATGGGTATCCAACCCTCTGGAACACAAACAAATATCGGTTTATTTATTAAAAGTAAGGGAACGCAAAACCTCATTCTTTGCGGGGGATTTGGGGTTCAATTGGTTGGACCGACCTATGCTTTGGGTTTAGATGGAAATGCTACTGGTGGATTAACGGTTATTAGTTGTAATGATTTCGCTATTTCAGGAAACCAAGGAACTGGTATTGGCGTTAGCGGTAAAAACCTTACTCTCTGTGGGGGCGGTGGTTTTGCTGCAAGTAATGATGGTGGAAATCTGATTCTATGTGGTGGTTGTTCAAATGGTGGAACAAATGGTAGAGTTCAAATACCCAATTTACCTGCTAAGTCCAGTGAAACCTGCGGAATCTATATTGATGGTAGTGGAAATCTGAGCACTGGTGTTATTAGCGGTGGAAGTACATCTCTTTGGACACAAGGCACAGGTGTGATAACTCCAACAACAACAACAAATAATGTTGGTGTTGCAAATGATGGGTGTTTTACTTGGGATGGTGGTGTGTTTATGAGGGCATATACTGGTGCAACAAATAATCCTTGGTGTGTTGATAACGGTACTGGTGAATGTATTGCTCTTAGTCTTTCTGGTTCAATGATTGCTCAAGTCTCAAGTCTTACGGTTACCGATTCGGGATTTAATAATTATATTTCAATCGCTAATGGGGGAACAATTACAGGTCATAAGGACGTTGCAATTCTTGCTGCTGGTTCTGCTGATGCAACTGCTGCTTGCGATATTTGTATTAAGGCTGGTCAAAACTCATCAACTGGTTTAGGTGGTTGCTTATTTGTTTGCGCTGGTGATTCAACGTCAGGTACTGGTGGTAATCTTTGTTTAAGGGCGGGTTGTGGTAGTGGTGGTGCTGCTGATGGTAGGATAATAATGGCTAATTTACCCGCCAAATCATCAGAAACCTGTGGAATATATATTGATGCCAGTGGAAATCTAAGTACTGGTGTTATTAGTGGTGGAACTGGTGGGTCTGCAACCCTACAAGATGTAACCGATAACGGCTGCACGACAACAAATTCAGTGTTGATTGGCGATACTCCAATTAGCTTTACTGGTACTTCGTCATTAGGGGTTGGTCAATTTCTTACAGTGCACGGTAATTATTCACTTGCAGCAGGTGTGGGCGCAAAAGCATATGGTTTGGCTTCGGCAGCGTTTGGTGGTACATCAGAAGCATGTGGTGATTGTTCATTTGCTCAAGGCAGAACAACTTGTGCGATTGGTTTTTATGGTCATTCTGAAGGTTGGAATACAAAAGCATGTGGCGACCACTCACATGCAGAAGGATATTTCACACATTCATGTGGTGCTAATTCCCATGCAGAGGGTGCTGTTACCTGCGCATTGGGTTTATATTCACATGCCGAAGGCGAATGTACAATTGCCAGTGGACGTAGTTCTCATGCAAGTGGTATGTATAATATTGGTTGTGCCACTACAATTGCTGAAATTGGTGTCGGTACAAGTGCTGCGAATAGATGTAATGCATTTGAAGTTTATTGTACGGGACAACTCGCATTTCCACTATTAACAGGTAAAACATCTGAAACCTGTGTGGTTTATATTGATGCAAATGGTAGGTTAACAACAGGAACACCTGCTTCTGACAGCAGATTAAAATGTTGTGTTGAACCACTAACATGTGCCGTTTCTTATTTAGATAGTATCTGTGGATATAGTGCTGAGTTCAATGAATTATCTAATTGTGCTGGTTGTTGTGAATACGTATTTATTGCGCAAGAAATCGAAACCGTATTACCGTTAGCGGTTAAAGGTGGTGTTATAATCAATGATGTTGATTATAAAAAGGTTGAATATGACCAATTAGTTCCAGTATTATGGAACATTGTCAAGGAGCAAGAAGTAAGAATCAAAGCGTTGGAAGCACAAATAAATTCGTAACAGTATTTATAATAAAATGTAATTATGGCACACCCGGGAACAGATATAACAGATTTTAAAAACAGCGATGCGCTTATAAGTCATAACATCGAGCGTCCCATGCTCGTGGATGAAGTCAGTGATACGGAATTCTATATCGGATATTCCCAAAACACACCGATAAAGAACACGAATAACTGGCGAATCAAGAGAATCTGGCAGGTTGGTAGTGTCTGGAACTTCGGGTTTCCAAACGGCAACCAGAATTTCGAATTTAACTGGGACTTAAGAGATACTTATACGTATTCGGCATAGAGACAATAATATAAAAATATCTGGGGAAGCAATTCCCCTTTTTTTATTTCCAGAAACCTAATGTTGTTTTGTATCTCCTTAGTATTTATGAAAAAGTCTAATTAATGGCAACTTTTACAGTAGATTTACTAAGAGGCGATATATATTTATTTAGCGGAGATTTTACGGGGTCGGGTGGCACACCAACGTCAGGTTCAACATATCCTCAAGTCAATGTTTACGGAGACCTGCCATCGGCAGGAAGTGTCGCCACGGGTCAAATCTATGTTGTTAGAAACGGGAGTGGTGATTATGTTCTGAATAGAAAACCTTCGGGGTTCTATATTAGCACTGGAAGTGTCTGGCGATTTCTGGGAGAGACCCCAGATTATTTTAGGTCAGATAATTTTCAGGTTTACGATGCCAGTGACAATACCAAAGGTCTGGAATTCGTGGTATCGGGTGTCAGCACAAATGTCTTCAGACAATTAACGGTTCAGGATAGCGATGGCACAATTGCATATCTCGCAGACCTCGACACCAAAGTCAATTTAAGTGCGTTTCAGGATTTCACGGGTACAACAGCACCCGCTACGTATCTCACAATAGCTGACTTCACATCATATACCGCAGATACTGAAACCAGATTTACGGGATACACGGCAACCACGTTATCGCTTATCAACGCCAAGCAAGACCAATTGGTTGCTGGTGACAATATTTCTATTGTGGGTAACGTCATAAGTGTAACGGGCATTACCAGTAATTCTGCGCTTCAACTCTATGATAATAGCGGTGGAACAAATGTCAACACAATAACGCCAACCACAATTGATTGGACAACACAGGCTTTTTCGGGAACTGCTTTGAATTATACAGGTGGTTCTCGTATTTATATACAAAGCAATGGTATTTATGGAATTTCATATGTCCTGAATGTCAAAGCAAATAGTAGGAGTGATAAGAATATCGGCACACTTATCAGAAAAAATGGTGATACCGATATCACTCCAATGAGTACTACAAGTTTTAGTTCTAATTACCAAAACGACAATAGTACTAACACGATGCCAGAGAGTCTGGTATCGTTAGAAGGTGGAGATTATATTGAACTCATTGCGTTCAGAATTGGATATGCTGGAACGGTTAACACCGTAGCGGGGGGTTCATGGATAAAAGCAGAAAAAAAATTATAATATATAAAAACAAACTAAAATGGCATTTAGATGGTTAATTTACAGCACAGGCACAACGTTCGCTGAGACGATTGTGAGAGAAAGTGCAACGAATGATTCAGGAGTTAATGAAGCTGGATTATTTTCGGATTTCGTAATTCCCGAAATACAACCTCTGTATTTGTGGAGAGTTACGGGTGACACAACAGTTGTTCCTAATACAGACGCAAACATAAACGCATATCTTGATAGCATTGCACCGCCACCTGAACCGCAGGACGATGCGACTGTTGGTTTTGTGACGGGAATCACGTCACAAAAAATAGATACGGTAAGTGGTGCAACTGAGGATAATGTCGCAATATTTACAGATGACGGTAATGTGCAGGATAGCGGATTCGCTATTTCCTCGTTAACTGCCGATACAAAATACAATTTCACTGGTAGTGGTGGAACTAACATCACAACGGGTAGCACATCTGGCGTTATTCAAATCATAATCTCATCAGCAGTGCCAACGGGAACGACCGTTGCATGGGGCGATATTACAGGTACACTTAGCAATCAAACCGACCTACAAAATGCCTTAAACGCCAAATTGGATGTAACTGCCTTTAATAGCTACACGGGTACGACTCAAACCGCACTTAACAATAAACTGGAAACCAGTGCTTTTAATAGCTACACTGGTACTACACAACCCGTTATAGACGCTGCTCTTACAGGAGTTACCAATTTGGGAACTGGCACTACGTTGGGTGGTGTTAGTGGAAGAAATGCAACTATCAAGTCTATCAGCGTTCTTGGTGGTTTAAGTCTTAGCGGAGATGCCGATAATCTCGTTATTAGCGGACAAACAGGCGGTACTTCAAGTGTTGCTTGGGGTGAAATTACAGGTACACTTAGTAACCAAACCGACTTACAAAATGCTCTCGATGCCAAATTAGATGAAACCGATTTCAACACATTTACTGGAACTACGCTTCCAGCTAATTACTATAACAAGACCGAAATCAATAGTTATACCGCAACTACGGAAAGTGCAATTAATGCCAAATTAGATACTACGGATTTCAATACATTCACTGGAACTACGCTTCCAGCTAACTATTACAATAAAACCGAGATAAACAGCTACACTGGTATAACTGATAGCAGAATCGATGCTCTTGAAGCACTTACAGGTGGTACACTTACTGGTGCAAGCAACGGTTTGGTTACAAATGGTCAGGTCGTTGAACTCGGTGGTGGATTAACCAGAGACACATTAATATCTGGAACAACACACGATTTCACCGTTAATACACAAACAATTAAGTTACAAGGCGTTAACGGTATCGATATTATTGATACCGATGGCGTTGGTGGAATCAATATCGAAAGTGACGCAGGTACTGTTGCGATAATCGGTAATAATAATGTTGGCACAGAACAAACAAAATTGGAAATCAGTGAGACAAGCATGCTTATTACCGATAGTAGAACAACTAAGGTCGGTATGCAGTACGCTGCCGATTACAGTGCAAGTTTCACCAATGAATCACTTATCACCAAGAGATATGCTGATAGTATAGCACAAGGACTCACACCTAAAGCGGGTGTTATTGCTGCGACAACAGCGAATATCGACCTTACTGGCGGTACTTTTGGTGGAACGGTAGATGGTTATACCGTACAGGACGGTGATAGAATTCTGGTTAAAGACCAAACTGATGCCAGCCAGAACGGTATCTGGGTGTATTCGGGAAGCAGCACAACTTTCTATCGTGCTGCGGACTTCAATGGTGACCCAAGTGGTGAAGTCGTACAGGGTGACCTCGTTCCAGTTATTAGCGGTGATACGCAATTCAATACGATTTGGGTACTTATTACTCCCGACCCAATTACGGTTGGCACAGATGACCTCGATTTCACGTTATTCAGTAATCCTGCTGCTGGTCTTATTGGTGGTGTGGGTATTGACATCAGTGGAAATACGATTAATGTTGACGGTAGTAGTCTCGCAGGAAACAGTATTGCGTGGACAGGTAATACATTTAATGTTGATGTAAACAGTGGAACGCTTGCCACGGCACTCGGAAGTAAACTTGATACCAGTGTTTTCAATACGTTTACAGGTACAACATTACCAGCGAATTACTACAACAAGACCGAAATCAATGCCTATACTGGTACAACAGCAACGCTTATCGGTACGAAACTCGATGAAACGGTCTTTAATACATTTACGGGTACGACATTACCTGCGAATTACTATAACAAGACCGAAATCAATGCTTATACAGGTGCAACCGATACCAGACTCGATAATATTGAAGCCGATATTACTGGTTTAACAGCAACCACCGCAAATAAACTTGATACCGCAGTCTTTACGGGTTACACGGCAAGTACATCACCAAATGAGTTCTTCTTGATTCATACTGGTGGAACTGATATCAATACTGTTGCTGCAACAGCAATTGATTGGGATACCGTACAGGTGTCGGGAAGCAATTACGTGCTTTCGGGTACAAGTGATATCGTGATTCAAGTGGCTGGTGATTATGAATTGAGTTACAACATACCATATAATTCAACAACAAATAGAAAGAATATCGGTATTGGTGCGAATGTTATATTGAATAATAGCACGGTTCTCGATGTTACGGCTGCTGCGGGACTCGCAACAGATAATGGTATTGCTGCAAATATTGCATTACCACCTGTTATATTGACACTTGCACAAGATGATATATTAACATTGGCTGCATTTAGAACTGGAGACCCGGGTGCTACATTAACATCTCCGAATGCAAGTATTTTAATTAAAAAGAAACAGACGCTGCAATAATAAAATAGAATGAATGGCTTTAGAATATTTTCTATATACGACACTCTATAACAATACTTTGGTGGATAGGAGCAATAGTAGTTTTGCTCCTTTACCACCAGATACGGGAGAGATACAGATTGATTTTTTAATTCCCAGAACCCAACCGCTTTATTTGTACAGAGAAAGTGGTGATACGATTATACTTAATGACGATGCGACAATCAATGCGTATTTAGAAGATACTACCACTCCACCAGATGGTGACACGGCTTTAACATATGCGCCTTTTACTGGTTATACCGCAACGACAAAAGATAATTTCGATAATTTTACTGGTACGACATTACCAGCAAATTATTACAACAAGACCGAAATCAATGTTTATAGTGCAAGCACTCAAGCAGATATAAATACCAGAGTCTATAGGTCTGGTGATACCATGACGGGTACGTTATGTACCACATCTAATTTATTGGCAAATGGTGCGGTAACTGGTTCATCACTGGCTGCAAGTGTGTTGATGACAACACCTGTTTTAAACGCCAGCACCAGTATCAGTGCACCCCAGATAACGGGTTCAACATGTATTACATCACCAATTAGTTGTGCAACAACAAGAATGCAAGCACCTGTGGTTTGCGGTGGGACATGTGTTGTTTCTCCCATTACTTTTGGTAGCACATGCGTATGTTCACCAACAATATGTTCAAGTACTTGTTTGTGTTCAACAGGCACAGCAAGAATTACGGGTGCTGTAACTGCTGCGTCTACGTTAAATGTGAGCGGAGATACCAGAATAGGCGGTAACACATATTTAGATAATGCAGATACTGGTGGTACTCTTAGTGATTACAGCGTGGTTTGGAATCCCGTGACTAAGGAAATCAGAACCCTTAGTAATACAGGTGGTACGGCTTGTGTATATTGTTATGTAGATAAAAGAACAATCCAAGCCAATACAACACAAACCAATGCGACATATTTGACACAAACATGGAGTCTTCCTGCTGGTTATTACGAATACGAATTCAATGCAATATATGGTAATAATACTTCAAACCGTTGTGCTATTGTGTGTTTCTTAGTTAATGGTAATGTTGTGGGATACTGTAATCTGTTAAAAACCAATGACACCAATGCGGTTTCAACGGCATATGTGACTCAAAATAATCAGTTGACTGCGGGTTCATATACACCTTCAATTGTGTTTAGACAATGTGGTGGTGGGACAGCATCAATATATTTTGGAACAATTAGAATACAGAAAATTGGTGAAACCGCATAATAAAATAAAATGAGATGAACACAAAAAAACATTTATTAGCATATCAAATTAGTGGACAAACGGTCGGTGTAGATATTGGTACATGGAATCAAGATGATTTAAATGGAAACCCGCCATTTAAAATAATCTTATCGGGTGATACCGTGCCAAGCGGGTATACGGAAATCGATACGATTGAAAACTGGGATAGTTTCGCATTGAATATCGCTAATGACTACAGTGTTGTTAAGTTTCAAATCAAAGAAATGTGTGAAATCATCGGGTGGACTGGTCTTACAAATACCGAGAAAGACCTTGCGATTAAATATTTTTCATATGGTAATGTAATGGACTGTATAATATATTTAATGACGGTGAAGGGGATGTCACAGGCACAAGCACAGGGGTATGTGCTTAGAGAATGGCATAGACATCACTTAAAAAACATTAAAGCATATACCTCACGTTGGAACTACGCAAAATTCACGGTGTTGATGTATATTAGTCGTGCAGATGGTGAAGACCTCTTCAACACGGTGAAGAATCTCGTTGACCTCTATATTGAGGTGGGTATTCTTGGGATTGATTATAATGATAATCAAGACGGTCTTGATGATTATGTTTGGTCAAAGAATGGTTTTACTGGTCAAGGTCTTGAAGAAAATGGTTACGCTTTATTGCAAGGCACATGGCAAGACTTCAAAGAAGCTCTTACCAAAGTATTGATTTGTGGTATTTATGATAAATATGATGATATTGAAGCAGATATAGTATAATGGCAAAACAGGAAACAAATTTTTTGGAGATATTATTTCGTAATCTTATGATTGGGATGACGATTTATGATGATGAGGGAAATGCAATGGTTATTGAAGAACTTAATTACGACCCGATAATCCAGCATATTTTCATCACATCAAATGGCAAGTCATATAAAATGCGTATGGACAGGAATTATGATTTTGAAATGACGAGTAAGTTCAATAAAATCGTACCGAATAAAGAAAAGATTCACGGAAAACGAGACAGATAATAGTATTTATAAAAAAACAGAAAACGATGAATGAGATTCTTGAAGTAATATTTGGAGCATATACGTGGATTCAGATTTTTGGGTTTGCGTGGTTTTTCATTATTGGGTATATTATCTACGGATTAAATGAAGCCAGTGAAAGAGATAAATTAAGCACTCACACCCCTAAAAAATGGAAATGGAGATTCTGGTTCAAGGATAACTGGCGTAGATATCTTGTTACGTTTCTCACGACTTACGTGTTTTTCAGATTCTATGTTGAATTCGTTGGACACGAATTCACGTATTTCGAAGCCATTATGCTTGGTTTACTGGGTGATGGAGTCGGTGCTAAAGCCAAGAAACGAATTAAACAAGTACGTGCAGACCGTGAAAAGCTAATGGAAGCCGAAAGAATAATTGCTGGCGACAAAGCCGATGAAGAAATAGGATAATGGATTACAGTACATTTCATATGAATAACTTCTTTATTAAGAAGGACAGCACTTTGCCTGAGTTAAAGTTGCCATTAACGCAACATCTTAGGGAACAATATGATATTACCGAGGAAATGCTGGAGAATGTGGCGGTCACGTTTTCCATGATGGAAGCCGATACGGGTAGATATCGTATTGCCAATGTTGCTGCTGACCTTGTGATTAGTAACGATAGAGCAGCACAACCAGATGAAGAACGTTATACATTGAAATACAGATTCAAATTACCTCAAACCAGTAAAGCGGGTAGGTATCTTGGTGAATTTAAACTCGATTTTCTTGGAGAAGGGAATTGTGGTAAAATCACGTTACCCACGGAAAAATTAATTAATATTCAAATCAGTGACAGTCTAACCAAGACGACTGTGGTATAAATAAAAACGAAATGAGTAATGCCAGTACACAAGACATTACGGATAGCTTCACGTATTACTGTGTTCCAGTTGGAACTCAAACCTGTTTTGCTGAAGACCATCCGAATTGTTCCGATATAACATCGAGAACCGAATGGTATGTTATTCCCACTGGCACAACAACTTATTTTCCACAAGACCACCCAAATCCCAACGATATATCAGATAACCCGATTTTCTATGCTGTTCCTACTGGTATAACCACATACATACCATCCACACATCCAAATTATCAGGACATTACCAGTAGAACCACATGGTATTACATACCTATTGGAACTCAAACCTGTTTCCCTGTAGACCACCCGAATCCACAGGATATCACAGTTGTTCCAGTTTATTATGTTGTACCAAGACCAACTTAATACCATAAATTATTGATATTTATATTTTTTTCGTTATATTTGCATGATATACTGTAATTATGCAAAGACAAGTTTTTATTGTACATTGCGAAAGAGTCAGAAAGACGAAATGGTATTACGTCAAGTTTCCCATTAATGACCAATTAATTAATCGCATCAAAGCACTTCCTCGTGAAACCCGTAAATGGAATCGGGGTATGATGTGTTGGGAAATCAGTACTGAATCTCTTCTGGCATTAATTAAGACCTTCAGGAAATCAACAAAGATTCATTTTGATTTCGGTAATGAAGACAGTCGTAAGATTTTCATTAATCAAATCAAGGAAGTCGAAATTGCTGAAGCCGAGAAGCGTAAGTTTATCGCCCAACTCAATGTCAAGAAAGAACATTGGGTTAAATTCAAACAAGAACTCGAAGACGATTACGAGAAATATAGTGAGAAACTCCATGCTTTACTTAAGGAAGGCGTGAAACTCTACCCGCATCAAATCGTGTCATCAATGTTTATGAATGTCACACGTAATACTTTAATTAGTCACGAGATGGGATTAGGGAAAACTCTCAGTGCAATTCTATATGTTGAAATGAACGGCTTTGAGAAAGTCGTGGTCATAACACCGAACTCCCTGAAGTTCAATTTTTATGGTGAAGTCAAGAAATTTACAAATAGCACCGCACATATTGTAAATTGGAGAAAAAACGATTGTGGAATTCAGGATGCCAAGTATATCATCGTTAATTACGATTATTTTAATCCCAGTGACGTAAAGAAATTCAAGAAAAAATGGGATAATTTGGATATTGATAAAATAGATGCGGTAATTTGTGATGAAAGTCAGAAACTCAAAAACACCAAATCCAACACGTATAAGAATTTCGATAGAACTTTTAAGAAAAACAGATTCAGAGGCGAGAAGATAAGTAAGATTTTCTTATCAGGAACACCTGCACCAAATCGTGCATACGAACTCTATACCGTATTAAATCAAATATCACCACTGGAATTCCCAACTAAAACCTATTTTCAGGAATACTATTGTGGAATGACTTATGATGCTGATGCGGGATGGGGATATCAAACCAATACAGCAGAACAGAAACTCGAAGAACTCTATCATAAAATCGCACCATATACCCATAGAAAGCGTAAAATCGATGCACTTAAAGACCTTCCCGATAAAACCTATCAACGCATTATTTTGGAGATGACGGATGACGAGCAACGGCTTTATGAGGAAATCGAAGCAGGGGTCGCTAATGAATTTGTCGAGCACCCCAACGGTAATCCCCTGACAATAATGATTCGCTTGAGACAATATCTTGCTCAAGTAAAGGTAAAACATATCATTGAATTAGTTGAGAATGTTTTTGATGCGGGTGAAAAAGCCGTGATTGTGGATTATTTTAAAGACAGTCTTTATGAACTCCATAAAAAACTCGGAGATGTTGCTGCGTTACACACTGGTGACCAAGACGTTGAAGAACGTGCGCATATCGTTGAAAAATTTCAGGATAAGAATTCCGAAGTCCGAGCATTTCTGGGAAGCATACAAACATGTAATTATGGCTTGACTTTAACTGCTGCAAGTAAATTATTTATTGTAACTTTGCCATATTCGGTTGGGGAATATGACCAAGTTAGTGACCGTTTACATCGTATCGGTCAGAAAAACGCTGTCAATATTTATGTACTGGTATTTCCCGACACCATCGATGATTACGTGTTTTCAGCAATCGAAAGCAAGAGAAAGGAAATCGTCAAGGTAATTGACAACGAAGATTATGAATCAGATGTAAGTGAATCGGTATTGGGTGAGGTAATAGAGAAAATTAAGAAAAAACACGGAAAAAATACAATAGAAGAAAATGAGCAATAACAAAAAAACTGGACATAAAACCGAAATGGACAAGCATAGGGTCTTAGGAGAAATTAAGGGTTTTCTCGAAGGCTATAATGATGAGTTCAAATATATAGTAAACGTAGAAACCGATAGAAGAACAGATATTGCGGAATGCGTTATACATGAACCCAATAAACCACCGAGAATCGAGAAAATCAGGTACAGACCCTTTCAATATATGAAAGATTTGGAAAAACACGGAGTTTTTCTTTATGCGGGTAAAACCGATGAATATATTGAAAGCAAAAAAATAAAATACGGTGTTAAGGTAACGAAGCTCAAAACAGGAAATCAGCAGAGACTTGTCGATGGTTATTGTTATAAAATCAGTAGTACGAAATCCAGTGACGATATAACAAATTTTCTTAAAGACGGTGGTATCGACCCTTTTGAAAAGCTCTATGATGAAGAAGGTCAGCTTGTTAGAGACCACAATAATAAAATCATATATAAAAACAGACACCTGTTTTACGCTCCAAGACTCACGGAACAATTCTTTATCTCAACACAGTCAAGACTCTACAAGGGATATGAACAATATAAGGAAGTTCATCGCCTGACGTTCGACATCGAGACCGAAGGTCTTAGATATCAGATTCACAGAATGTTTTCGATTGGTGTTAGAGATAATAGGGGGTTTGAAACCATATTGGAAGCCGAAAAACGTGATGATGATGAAGCCGAAATCAAACTAATACAGGATTTTTTCAATCTTGTTGATTACATCAGACCCGCAGTTATTGCAGGGCATAACTCCGAGGAATTCGACTTTGATTTTATTTTAGGTCGTGCCAAGATACTTAAAATGAATCTCGCTGATTTACCTCAAGGACTTAAAGAAAACATACCTTTGAGAAGACGTGGTAATACCAGTGTCAAATATGGTAACACCAGTGATAAGTACACGGCAACTGAGATGTGGGGTTATTCCATCATTGATACACTTCATGCTGCCAAGCGAACTGCTGCCGTGAATACCGATTTGAAGCAGACCAATTTGAAATACGTTGCTAAATTCGAAAAACTCGCAAGACCAAACAGAACCTATATCAAGGGTGAGGATAATGCTATCGGTAAAATATATAAGGAAAACAAAATATTTTTAATTAACGACAAAAACCAGTATCTACAATTACCTGAAGAATATCAGGAAGTCGGTAGAAATCTCTATAAATTACAAGCAAATCGTGAGAGAATAACTGATACCCAATATAATGTGTTAAGGAAAAAATATCTCGATACCAGTCAGGGATTTGTGGGATGGTATCGTGAAAATGCCGTGGAGAAAAAACTCGATAAGTTTATTGGTGGTAGAAAACTTGTAAATCAATATCTTCTCGATGACCTTTATGAGACCGAGCAAGTAGATGAACTCTACAACCAGTCATCGTTTATGCTTGCCAAAATCGTACCGACAACTTATCAGAGAATCTGTACTATGGGTACTGCGAGTATCTGGAACTTACTTCTTACCACATGGAGTTATGAAAACGACCTTGCTATCCCGATTCCCGATGTCAAGGAGAATTTCGGTGGCGGTCTCGCCAGAACATTCAAAAAAGGCTATACCGAGAGACTGATTAAGATTGACTACGCCAGTCTTTATCCCATGATTCAATTAACCCATGACGTATTCCCGATATTCGATATTACTGGTGTCATGAAAAGGATGTTATTGTATATGACCACAACTCGTAATATCTATAAGAAAATGGGTGCTGAACTCGAACTCGATAATGAGGAAATCGGTCTCTTACAGCAAATCGACCCCGAAGCCTACGAGAAATTCAAAGCAGGTACTCTTAAACCACAGGATATCTCAATGTTTAAGGTTAAGCAGTTACCTATTAAGATTTTGAATAACTCGCTTTTCGGTGCTCTGGGTTCAGATATCAGTTTTAACTGGTCAGATAATGTTTGTGCTGCCAGAATCACATCCGTAGGACGTATTGAACTCAGACACGCAATATATTGGTTCTCGCAATTCGGATGCACACCATTGCTTTGTGTAACTGATGGTGTGAACTTCCAGATTCCCGATGTCACGAATATCAGGGTTAGTCCTGATGGTAAAATAACCACAGAACCCGAAGAAATTGAAAACGAACGCATGTGGCAATACGGTGGTAAATCTGGTATTCAGGCACTTATAGAATTATTTAATGACACCGAAATGCCGAAACCCTATATGGCTGTTGATGATGACGGTGAGAGCGTGTCATGTTTTAATCTTTCCAGAATTAATTATGCCACAATGTCATTGGTTAAAGACAAGAAAACTGGTGATATGAAGGAAAAGATTAAGTTAACGGGTAACAGTATCAAATCCAAGGCACTTCCAGAATACATCGAGGAATTCATTGATAAGGGATTGAAATTAATTCTTCAGGGTAAGGGTAAGGAATTCGTTGATTATTATTATGATTATGTCGAAGATATTCGATACATGCAGATTCCCTTGAAGAAAATCGCAAGTAAATCCAAAGTCAAACAGACTCTGAAAGCATATAAGAACAGAGGCACTGATAAAAACGGAAGACAGAAAGCCATGCAAGCACATATGGAACTTCTGATACAAGAACGTCAGGAAAAAGCCGTGGAACTTTTCGAAAAACACAAACTCGATATTGGGTATGAGGGTGATGAAAGCAAATTGAGTCCCGATGACAAGATGAAGTTAATCATTAATTACATGCCACCAGAACCCGAATTGGATAGCACCGTGTATTATGTGAATACTGGATACGTTAAATCACACGGGGATTCTAAGGAAATCAAGGAT